GGGTCTGGCGTCTGGAGAGCCACGGCTTCTACGCCGCGGTCGAGCTTCCGGCCGTCGCCGAGCTGCTCGCCCAGACCCGCGGCTACATCCGCGCGTCCCTGGGGCTCGAAGAGCGCACGGCGAAGAGGTCCGGCGAGACCCGCCGTTGGATGGTGCCCATCCTCGAAGTCGACATCACGCCCTCGTCGCTGATGTCGGGAGAGGGCGGCATCGCCCCCGCCGTCGAGCACCACCAGGCCGCCGCCGTCGAAGCGCCGAAGGCCCCCGCGGTCGCCGCGGCCCCGACTCGCCGTTGGGAAGCCGAGGTGTTCGAGGCCAAGACCGTCGGGGCCGTGCAGGACCTGTACCGCGAGGCCGTCGCCGCCGGAGAGATGACGGACTACCTGTCGGCCGAGATGGCGAAGTACGCCGAGCTGCTGCGTCAGGCCACGACCGGCAGCATCACGCCGGACGCCGGCGGGCGCCCCGCGCCGGTCCTCGACGAGGACCCCGACGAGGTGTGGCAGCTCGTTCTCATGGCGACCCCGGACGGCTGGACTCGTACCGACGTCGAAGCCGCCCACGCCGAGGCCAACGGCGGCAGCCTGCCCGGCGACGCCACCGGCGCGCAGCTCCGCGCGTTCCTGACCGACCTCAAGGCGGGCCGCGTCAGCAAGCCGGGCGCTGACACCGACGAGGCGCCGTTTTGATGCCCGCCGAACAGCCGCCCCGCGCCACCGCGGCAGCGTGCATCCGCCGCGCGCGCAGCCTCGCCGCACGCGCCGACCGGGGCGCCGCCCGCTGGCTCGACGGCGACAGCACGGTCGACCTCGACGAGATCGACGCCCTCGCCTCCGACGCGATCGAGCTGCTCGCCGACTTCCGCAGCGCGTTCGCCGACGAGGTGCTCGCGACCCGCATCATCGCCGACCTGACCCCGTCCGACCTCGCCCAGGGGGAGACAGCATGAGCACACCCCAGACACCGCAGTACCACGAGATCTTCCTGCGCGACCCCTACCCGGGCGGCATGGTCTGCGCGGACTGCTTCATGCCGACCGAGTCCGAACCCTGCTGGGAGCACGCCCCGTTCACGCAGCACGAGTTCGAGTCCGGCGACTGGCAGCTCGTCGAGGACGTCGACGACCGCGGCCGGACCTTCCGCAGCTTCGAGCAGGTGCCCCGGTGACGGGCGGTTGGTCCCGCGGGCGCCTGCTCGCCTTCGACACCGAGACCACCGGCACCGACCCCGAGCAGGCGCGGATCGTGCAGTACGCGCTCGCGTGGGTCGGGGGCGGCGAAGCGACCGAGGCGACCGAGGTGCTCGTCGACCCTGGCGTCGAGGTGCCCGCCGAGGCTGCCGCCGTGCACGGCATCACGACCGAGCAGGCGCGCGCCGAGGGCGTGCACGTCGCCCAGGCACTCGCCGAGATCGTCGACGCGATCGCCGAGGCGCAGCGGCAGTCGATCCCCATCGTCGGGCACAACCTGCGCTACGACCTGACCGTGCTCGCCCGCGAGTGCGAACGGCACGGCGTTCCCGGCGTCGACGCAGTCCTCGGTCAGCCGCTCGCCTACGTCGTCGACACCCTTGTTCTGTCCAAGCGCGCCGACCCCTACCGCAAGCGGGTCAGCGCCGAGCAGGGCGCCCACACGCTCAAGACCTGCGTGCAGACGTGGCTCTCGGTTCCGTGGGACGACGAAGCGGCGCACGGCGCCCTGTACGACGCGCTGATGTCTGCGCGAGTCGCCTACAAGCTCGCCGGGCTGCGCCGCGAGATCGGCGCCGTCACCCTGACGAGCCTGTTCGACGCGCAACGGGCGTGGGCCGCCGAGCAGGCCGCGAGCTTCCAGCACTGGCTACGCACCAAGGCGCCCGACGAGCGGCGCGACCCGAACGCAGTCATCAACCCGGCGTGGCCCGTCGTGCCCGCCGCCGCGAAGGAGCCGACCCCGTGACCCTCGACCCCACCACCGCCCCGCCGGCCGTCTCGCCCTCGACGGCCGCCCTGACGGTGACCGCCCACGGCGCACCGGCCGGTCAGGGCGCGATCAGCTACGTTGGCCGCGGCCGGTCGATCCACACCAACCACAAGCGGTTGATGCCATGGCGGCAGGCCATCGTCGACGCAGCGAGCGACGCCATGGAACAGCAGCGCCGCCACGCCTTCCCCCTCGACGGGCCGCTCGTCGTCGAGCTGACCGTCACCGTCGCCAAGCCGAAGAGCGCGCCCAAGACCCGAACGACGTGGCCGATCACGCGCTCATCGTCGGACATCGACCACCACGCGCGCGCCGTCCTCGACGCGCTCACCCGCGCCGAGGTGTGGCGCGACGACTCCCAAGTCGTCGAGGTCACCGCCCGCAAGGTCTACCCCGGCGAAGGCGTCGACGCACTCGACGAGACCGGCGTCATCGTGCACGTCTGGCCCTTCGACGACGCTCCGCTGCAGGACGGCGCACCGGCCCCCGCGAGCGGTCAGCCGGACCACGTTCGCGCGTCCCTCGACGGCCTGCTCGGCCACCTCGCCGAGCACATGCCCGCCGCCGAAGACGGCCGGCCTGGGGGCGGACCATGACCGACGCCGACCTGATCGACCGAGCGCGCCCGGACGCAATCCGCCTCGCCGGGGCCGTCCGCCGCCGCGACTACTGGGAAGTCCGGCGCGTCCTGCACCGGCGCACGGTCGGCGAACACGAACAGAAGCGGCTGTACGCCCTGCTGATCGTCCTCGCCGCTGCGCTGCCGGACGACACCCCGCTCGACGAACTGCTCGCGTGGGCCGCGCAGTGGCCCGAGCCGGTCACCGACCAGGCTGCAGCAGCGCACCGCGCCGCGATCGCCCGCCCGTAGTAGCCCGCCCGTGCCCCGGGGCAGCCCCGACCCGGGGCGCCCCGTCCCGATAGAGAACTGAGGACATCATGAGCGTGCGCATGATGGTCGAAGTCATCGACCGTGCGCCCCGCGGGTTGCCCGACGTGCAGCACCGTGCGCTCATCGCCATCGCCGAGAGAATGAACGACCGGACCCGCACCGGTTACCACCCGCTCGACGAGCTTGCGCACCGCATCAGCCGCTCACGGCCCACTGCGACGCGCACACTTCGGGCGCTGACCGACCTCGGCCTGCTCAAGGTCGTCAAGCCCGCCGGCCGCGGCCGATCCACGGTCTACTACATGCCGCCGCTCGCGTCGGCCGAGGCCCCCGACGCCGGTGATGACCTTTCCGACGAGAGCACGGGCGAACCCGGAAAGGTGATCACTCAGATGATGACCTTTCAGGCGAGGACGGCGCCGAAAAAGGTCATCACTCAAGACGATCACCTTTCGCCCGATGGCGACGAGGAAAGGTCATCATCTGAGCCGGAAAGGTCATCATCTGACTCCCAAAAGGTGATCACCCAGGATGATGACCCATCCCTTCATCCCTCATACATCCCTCATCATCCCCCCGCGCGCGGAACCCGTCCGGCCCCGCCTTCGGCTGATGCGGCGACGGATGACGAGGAACTGAGAGAACTCGACGACGATCCCGCGGCCACGGCCGCGATGGTCACCCTCCGGCAGCACACGCACCGGACCATCACCGCCGACCACGCCCGCGCCGTCGCCCGCACGATCCTGTCCGGCCGCACCGTCAACGACCCGCCGGCCTACATCCGTAGCGCCGTCGACCGCGATCCCGACCGGCACATCCCCGCCGCAGCCACACGCAGCGTCGCCGAGGCCCTGGCACGCCCGGACGGTGCCGACGCGGCCCCGCGCCGCACCGAGGACCGCCCGGCCGACGTCGTCGACCAGCTCGCCGCACTGCGCGCCCAGTGGCAGCAGGAGACCCGAGACCGCCAAGCCGAAGAACGCGGCCGACCGGCCGCGCTCGCCCACCTGATCGACCCCAAGGAGTGATCCGACATGCCGCTTCCGACCCTGCACCACACGTTCCGACTTGTCGCCGCCCCGAGGTACGCGCCTTGCCCAGCGGCGCCCCGGTCGCGAACTTCCGCCTGGCCGCCAACTCGTCGAAGAAGGACGACAACGGTCAGTGGGTCGATGACGCGAGGTTCTTCATCCGCGCGTCGGCGTTCGACCGCACCGCCGAGGCCCTCGTCGAGGCCGGGCTGCGCCAGGGCGACGAGGTGACCGTGCGCGGCCAGATCAGAACCTCGGAGTGGGAAACCAACGAAGGCGAGAAGCGGTCCGGCCCCGAGCTGCGCGTGTACGAGATCGCCCGCCCCGTCCGCGCACCCCGCCGCAACGACGCCCCGAGCACCTCGGCCCCGCCCCAGGGCGACCCGTGGGGCGCCGGCTCCTCGTTCGCCAACGAGCCGCCGTTCTGAACCTGCCCGATCTCACCACCGAGGAGTACCCGCAGATGAGCACCGGGGGAATCTGCACCGTGCCCGATTGCGGCGCGATCGTCGCCGACGCACACGTGTGCAGCATGTGCGCGCACCGGCTCGCCGTCGCATTGGGCGACGTCGCCGAGGTGGCGGCCGAGCTTGAGACCGAGCTAACCCGGCAGGGACGCCGAGGCGGCAGGGTCGGGGGCCGGTCGGCCGAGATCCCGCTACCGTTCGACGTTTCCGCCTCGATCGTGGCCGACGCACAGCTGTCCACACTGACCTCGTGGGCGCTGATCGTCGCCGGGGACCTCCTCGGTACCCCGCCGGCCACGGGCGCCCCCGGGCTCGCGGCCTGGCTCGGGGAGCGGGTCGAGGAGATTCGGCACCGGCCGGACGGCGGCGGGTGCGTCGACGAGGTGACAGCCGCCGTCGAGGCCGCGCGCGATCAGGTGCATGACCCCGGAGACGGTGACCTGTCAGCCCTGTTGGGCGTGTGCCCTGAGTGCGGGCAGGCTCTCTACGGGCGCAACACCGTCCGCCAGGCCCGGTGCAGGCGGGACGGGTGCGATGGCGTGGTGGACACCGCCGAGTGGCGGTATGAAGCCCGTCAACGGCTCGCCGGGTCGGTGCTGCCCGCCGCTGACGCCGCGCGCGCCGCCTCGCTGCTCGTGGGGGCGGACATTTCGGCCGCTCTGGTGCGCCAGTGGCGTTCCCGGGGGCGGCTGATCCCGAGCAGCACCGGCGCCGCCGAGCGGCCCTTGTATCTGGTGTCGGAGGTATGCCGGTTGGCCCGTGGAGCGGCGGGCGCGTCAGCGCTATGAACCAATGGCAGAAGAAGGGGCTGTGCCCGCGTGCTCGCAGCCACCGGCACAGCCCCTTCTTCGCTGGTCAGTTCCCCGTTCTCACGACTTGACGGCTGCGTGTTCGAGCGCCTGCGGTGATTGGGCCGGACCGATCCGCAGCGCCCGGGTGCGTCCGGCGCGGATGCCGTTGCCGATTACCACGACCTCGGCGACCTCGTGCACCAGCACGACCGCGGCCAGGCCGAGGATGCCGAACAGGGCCAGGGGCATCAGACCGATAATGATGGCCAGGGACAGCCCCACGTTCTGCCACATGATCACCCGCGAACGCCGCGCGTGTGCCAGCACGTGGGGCAGGTGACGCAGGTCCTCACCCATCAGGGCGACGTCGGCGGTCTCGATGGCCACATCGGTGCCCATGGCGCCCATCGCCACACCCAGGTCCGCGGTGGCCAGGGCGGGGGCGTCGTTGACGCCGTCGCCGACCATCGCGACCGGGCCATGGGAACGGAGCTGGCCGACGATGCGGGACTTGTCCTCGGGACGCAGCTCGGCGTGCACGTCACCGGGGTCGATACCCGCCTCGGTGGCCAGGGCGGCGGCGGTGGCGTGGTTGTCGCCGGTGAGCATGGCCACCCGGTAGCCGGCGCCGCGCAGGGACGCGACGACCTCGCGCGCTTCGGGGCGCAGCTCGTCGCGGACCGCGATGGCGCCGAGCAGGACGCCGTCGTCCTCGACCAGCACGGCGGTGGCTCCGGCGTGCTGCATCCGCGCCACGTCCTCGGCCAGCGGACCGGCCTCGATCCAGCCCGGACGGCCCAGCCGGACGCCGCGCCCGCCCAGGGTGCCGGTGAGCCCGGCACCGGTGACCGCTTCGACGTCCGCAGCCCGCTCAGGGGCGGGGGCGGCGGCCAGGATCGCGGCCGCCAACGGGTGTTCGCTGCGCTCTTCCAGCGCGGCGGCCACCGCGAGGACCTGTTCGCGGGTGTGCCCCGGAGCGGGAAGGGTCTCGATGACGGCCGGGCGGTTGCGGGTCAAGGTGCCGGTCTTGTCCAGCGCCACGGTCTTGACACGCCCCATGGCTTCCAAGGCGGCCCCGCCCTTGACCAGGGTGCCGTGTTTGGAGGCGGCGCCGATCGCGGCAACCACGGTGACCGGAACAGAGATCGCCAGCGCGCACGGCGAGGCGGCCACCAGCACGACCAGGGCGCGCTCGATCCAGATCAGCGGGTCCCCGAACAGCGACCCCGTGGCGGCGATGAGCGCGGCGACGATCATCACCCCGGGCACGAGCGGTTTGGCGATCTTGTCGGCCAGGCGCTGTCCGGCGCCCTTGCGGGACTGCTCGGCCTCGACGATGGAGACGATACGGGCCAAGGAGTTGTCGGCGGCCGTGGTGGTCACCCGCACTTCCAGCGCACCGGTGCCGTTGATGGACCCGGCGAACACCTCATCGCCGGGACCGGCCTCCACAGGCACGGACTCGCCGGTGATGGCGGAGGTGTCCAGGCTGGAGCGGCCGGAGCTGATGACCCCGTCCGTGGCCAGGCGCTCCCCGGGGCGCACCACCAGCGTGTCACCCACCACCAGCTCGCCCGGGTCGATGGTGCGTTCGGCCCCCTCGCGCAGCACGGTGGCCTGCGCCGGGACCAGGTCCAGCAGCGCACGCAGACCCCGGCGTGTGCGCGCCACCGAGTACTCTTCCAGCCCTTCGGCGATGGTGTAGAGCACGGCCAGCATCGCGGCCTCGCCCACTTCGCCCAGCAGCACCGCGCCGACGGCGGCGATGGTCATCAGCGTGCCCACGCCGATCTTGCCTTGGGCCAAGCGGCGCAGCGTGGACGGCACGAACGTCCACCCCGCCACAGCCAGCGCGGCGGCCTTGAGGACCAACCCCACTAGGTCGGGTGCGCCGGCCCACCCGGCGCCGTAGCCGAGCCCGAGCAGTACCGCGGCGACGGCGGCGAACCGGATCTCGCTCACCTGCCACAGCCGCTCAGGGGCTTCTTCCTCCTCGGCGCCGGGCGCCTGGTCTGAACTGCATCCGCAGGCATCACTCACCGCGCACCTCCATCAGAGTCGTTTCGGGGCTGTCGGTTCCGTAGTTGGGGCACAACGCGACCGCGTTGCCGGTCGCGGCCAGTACGACCTCGGCCGAGGCCAGCAGGTCCATCAGCTCGGGCCGGGTCAGGGAGTAGAAGACCTGGCGCCCTTCGGGCCGTCCGTCGACCAGGCCGCAGTCGCGCAGGCACGCGATGTGCTTGGACACCGTGGACTGGGCCAGACCCAGTTGGCCGACCAGGTCGGCCACCCGCGCCTCGCCCTGGGCCAGGCGGCGCACGATCGCCAACCGGGTGCCGTCGGAGAGGCTGTGGAACAGGGCCTCGGCCGCACCGAGGTCAGTGGTACGAGACGGGCACTCACCCATGCTATTCATCGCCATTTGGCGATCATATCCCAGATTGGCGATCATTTGGGTGTGGTCCTGCTCATGAACACGTCGAGTCGGCATCGGGCACGTGCGCCCCTGCTTGCAAAGCACGCGCCCGACGTGTCACACTCGAAACGCCGTAGAACACGTGTACCCAAAACCCGGAACCCGCCAAGGAGCCGGGTTTTTTGTGTCTGTGCATCTCAGACCCCGGAGCACTTCACGGGCAGTGGGGGGTCAATGCCTCGCCGCGCATTACAGGTCTGCCCGACCCCCGGGTGCCCAGAACTGACCCCCAGGGCCGATGCGAGGGGTGCGCCCGGGCAGCGGCGCAGCGCCGAGGCAGCGCGCACTCGAAGGGCTACGACACACGGTGGCAGCGCACCCGCGCCGCCTACCTACGCGCGAACCCCTACTGCGAGTGCCACGCCTGCGCCGAACTTCCCGAGCTGTTGCGCCCGCGCGCGACCGAGGTCAATCACCGTGACGGGTTAGGTCCTCGCGGTCCGCACGGGCACGACTGGTCGAACCTGCAGGCGATGACGAAGGCTCACCACAGCCGAACGACCGCGCGCGAGCAGCCCGGCGGTTGGAACGATCGCGAATAGTTGCTCACTGTCGGTGAGAATCCGGGTGGAATCCCTGGCTTGATGTTTCCGCAGGTCAACGGGGGGTCAACCCCCTGGCCTGGGGTTACAGGGGAACGCCGGGGAGGGCTGGAAAAGGTCGGTCAGGTTCAAAAGGTCCTCGTCTGTCACGCGACGTGATCAACTCCGAAGGGGGTGATCGGTCATGCCGCGAGGGGGTGCCCGTCCGGTCTCCGGTCCTCCGCCGGACCCGAACGCGCTGCGCCGCGACCGCCCGTCCGACCAAGCGACGTGGACGACCCTGCCCGCTGAGGGGCGCACGGGCGAGCCGCCCGAGTGGCCGCTGCTCGACGTGCAGCCGCGTGAGTGGGACCTGTGGCGCGCCATGTGGGCGAAGCCGCAGGCGGTGATGTGGGAACGCCTCGGTCAGCAGATCGAGGTCGCGATGTTCGTGCGCAAGCTCGCCGAGGCCGAGCAGCCGCGCGCGAGCGTGGAGCTGCAGAAGGTCGTTCGGCAGTACCTCGACTCGTTGGGCCTGTCGGTGCAGGGGATGCTACGCAACCGGTGGCGCATCGCTCCGGGCGAGTCCGCCGAGCAGACCGCCGGCACGTCCGCAGCGCCTGCTCGACGGCGCCCGTCCGCGCGGTCCCGACTGAAGGTCGTCGCCGATGGCGACGGCGACTGATGAGCGGGTCGTCGCCTGGCCGACCCTGTTCGTCGCGATCGACTGGGTCGAAGCGCACTGCGTCATTCCCGACGGCTTCCACCGGGGTGAGCCGTTCGAGCTGACCGGCGAGATGCTGTGGTTCTACGCCAACCACTACCGCGTGCGCCGTGACGCCGATGTCGCCCGGTCGCTGAACTCGCCCGCCTCGGCGTTCTACTACCGGCGGTCGCAGCTCGTACGCCCGCAGAAGTGGGGCAAGGGGCCGCTCACCGCGTCGCAGATCCTCGTCGAGGGCGTCGGCCCGGTGGTGTTCGCCGGGTTCGCCCAGGGCGGCGAGGTCTACCGGTGCGCCGACCACGGGTGCGGGTGCGGCTGGGTGTACGCCTACGAGCCCGGCGAAGCGATGGCCGTCCCGTGGCCGACTCCGCTGATCCAGGTCACCGCGTTCAGCGAGGACCAGACCGGCAACATCTACGACGCGCTCAGGCCCATGATCCGGCTCGGCCCGCTCGCCGAGATGATCCCCAAGGTCGGCGAGGAGTTCACCCGGTTGCCCGGCGGCGGTGAGATCGTCACCGTCACCAGCAACGCGCAGTCGCGCCTCGGCCAGCGGGTCACGTTCGTCGCCCAGGACGAAACCGGCATCTGGACTGCCGCGAACCGGATGGTCAAGGTCGCCGAGACCCAGCGGCGAGGACTCGCCGGCATGGGCGGGCGCGCGGTCGAGACGACCAACGCATGGGACCCGTCCGAGCAGAGCGTCGCGCAGCGCACGTCCGAGTCGTCGGCGGCCGACGTGTTCCGCGACTTCGTTCAGGCGCCGGCCTCGCTCAAGTTCAGCAACAAGGCCGAGCGGCGCCGGATCTACCGGCACGTCTACGGGGACTCGTGGTGGGTCGACCTCGATGTCATCGACGGCGAGGCCGTCGAACTGATGGAGAAGGACGAGGCCCAGGCCGAACGATTCTTCGGCAACCGGATCACCGCCGGTACGGCCTCATGGCTCGACGCTGAGGCGTGGTCCGACCGGGCGACCGAGCGCGAGGTTCCCGACGGAACCCGGATCGTGCTCGGCTTCGACGGGAGTGACCTCGACGACTGGACAGCCGTGCGGGCCGAGACGCTCGACGGGTTCCAGTTCACACCGACCTACGGACCCGACCAGGGGTCGGCCGTGTGGAACCCGCAGGATTTCGGCGGTCAGGTGCCGCGTCTCGAAGTACGCGCAGCGATCGACGAGCTCATGTGCCGCTACGACGTCGTCCGGCTCTACGCCGACCCGCCCTACTGGGACACCGAGGTCGACGAGTGGGTCGACGCCTACGGCGACCGGCGGGTCATCCGCTGGCACACACGCCGCACGGTGCAGATGCACGCCGCGGCCGAGCGGCTCAAGACCGACGTCACCAAGGCCAACACCGCGTTCACGCACGACGGCTGCCCGATCGCCGCGGCGCACGTCGCCAACGCTCGGACGGCCGCGCGCCCTGGTGACCGGTACGTGCTCCGCAAGGCGTCGGCCGCTCAGAAGATCGACGTCGCCGTGTCCTCGATCCTCGCCCACGAGGCCGCCTGCGACGTCATCGCCGCAGGTCTGGCCACCCGCAAGAAGAACTACGTCTACACCGCATGAGCAGGAGAGGGGGCGGCATGGCCACGTCGAACAGGCTCGTTCCCTTGTCACGCTGCTTGAGAACGAGCTGCTCGCACGCGCGAGCGAAGCCGACCGGATGATCGGCTACTACCGCGGCGAGCAGCCGCTGAAGTTCGCGAGCGCCGAGTTCCGCGAGTACTTCGCGAACCGCTACCGGGAGTTCGCCGACAACTGGGTGCAGGTCGTAGCCGACTCCCCGGTCGAGCGGCTCAACGTCACCGGGATCAAGCCCGCCGGCGACGACCGCGCCGATCGGGACCTGTGGCGCGTATGGCAGGTCAACGGCTTGGACTCCGACAGCCAACTCGGCTTCCTCGGTGCCGGGACCGCCGGCCGGTCGTTCGTTCTCGTCTGGGGCGACCCGTCTGATCCGGACGTGCCCGAGGTGACGTTCGAGGACGCGCGCGAGTGCATCGTCGCCTACGAGCCGGGCAGCCGACGCAAGCGCCGCGCGGCGCTCAAGCGGTGGCAGGACGGAGGCGACGAGTTCGCGACGCTCTACCTGCGCGACGAGGTGTGGAAGTTCCGTCGGCCGCTGCTGCGGCACTCCCGGTCGATGAACCTTGCCGGAGTCGACGAGGTGCTCAAGTGGGAGCCGCGCGAGCTCGCCGAGCCGAACCCGCAGCCCAATCCCATGGGGACCGTCCCGATCGTCGAGCTCACGAACAGACCGATGCTCGCCGACGACCCACTGTCGGACGTGGTGGGCACCGTCGCGATGCAGAATGCGGTGAACCTGCTGTGGGCGCAGCTCTTCACCGCGGCGGACTTCGCCGCCTTCCCGCAGCGAGTGATCACCGGCGCCGAGATGCCGACGACCCCGATCCTCGACGAGCGGGGTCAGGTCATCGGAGAACGGCCCGTCGACCTGTCCCGCTTCGCCGTCGACCGGGTCCTGTGGATCACCGGCGAGCAGGCCAAGATCGCCGAATGGTCGGCCGCGAACCTGTCCGCGTACACGGACGTGATCGAGGTCGCTGTCGGGCACATCGCCGCGCAGACGCGCACGCCGCAGCACTACCTCGTCGGCCGCATGGCGAATCTGTCCGGCGAGGCGCTGATCGCGGCGGAAACCGGCCTCGTCAAGCGCGTCGAGGAAAAGCAGATGTGGTTCGGCCAGAGCCTGCGCGAGATGTTCCGGCTGATAGCGCTCGCCCAGGGCGACGAGGACAAGGCCCGTGCGATCGCGGCCGGCTCCGTGCTGTGGGCCGATGCCGAGTCCCGGTCGCAGTCCCAGCTCGCCGACGCGCTGATGAAGTTGAAGCAGATCGGCTTCCCCTTCGAGTGGATCGCGGCCCGGTACGGGCTGACCCCGACCGAGATCGCCGACGTGCTCGCCATGCGCGAGCGCGAACAGCTCGCCGACCCGATCGGCGCGATCGCCGCGGAGATGGGCCGCGGCGGCATCCCCGCAGAGTTCGACGACCCGGTAGCGATCGAGGGGCAGCGGTGAGTCTCGCCGTCGCCCAGGAGCACCGCGCCATGCAGGCCGGAATCGCTCAGGACGCCGCGCGCCGCGTGGCCGCCGCGTGGGCCGAGGGGGTCGACCCCGACAACATCCGGGAGTCGTGGCGGCTGACGCTGCCGCAGGCCGTCGGGATCACCACGGCCGCGCAGTACGCCGCGGCGCGAGCGGCCGAGTCCTACCTGCAGCGGGTGATTCCCGGGGAACCGGCCGCCGGTCTGAACGCGCGGGCGCTCGCCGGTGTTGCCTCGGACGGGCGCGACCTGTCGTCCCTGTTGGCCCAACCCGCGATCACCGTGCTGACCTACCTCGCCGGCGGGCGCGCTCTCGCCGACGCGATGGTCGCGGCCGTCGCCGCCCTCGAACTGATCGTCGGCACGCAGGTGTCCGACGCCGGGCGTGGCGCCGACCTCGTCGGTATGGCCGCGCGCCCGCGTGTGGTCGCCTACACGCGCGTCGTGAACCTCCCCGCGTGCGCCCGGTGCATCATCCTCGCCGGGCAGACCTACGCATGGAGCGAGGGGTTCGCCCGGCACCCGCGGTGCGACTGCGAGGTGCTGCCGCTGACCGACGACGACCCGGCGCCGTTCTCGCCGCGCGAGCTCTTCGAGCAGATGAGCCCCGACGAGCAGGTGCGTCGCTTCGGTGCGGCCGGCGCCGAAGCGATCCGGGAGGGCGCCGACCTCGGTCAGGTCGTCAACGCCCGGCGCGGCATGAGCGTCGCCGGGGCGCGTCTGGTGACTCGGGAGGGCATGACCCGCCGCGGCTACGCCGGGCGGCGCCTCGGCTCGACCGACGATCGCGGCCGGTTCCGTCCTTCACGTGCGCCTCGGCTGATGCCCGAGCAGATCATCGCCGAGGCCGACGGTGACCGCGGCGCCGCGATCGAGGCGCTGATCAGGTACGGCTTCCTCACGCCCCGCCGCGAGGACGCCGCGCCCGCTCCGGTGCCCGAACCGGTCGTGCTCACCCCGCCGGCACCGTCCGAGCAGGCGCTGCCGGACCCGCCGACCATGGCCGACGCCGACCTCGAATCCGAGCTCGCCGAGCTGATGCAGGCCGGCGACTTCGACTCGCCCCGGTTCTCCGCGCTCATGGCGGAGATGGACCGGCGCGAGCAGGCCGGCCGCGACGCCGAGCAGGCGCCCGACGTCGAGCCCGATCAGGGGCCGGTCGACGGGAGCGTCACGGCAGCCGACCTCGCGTGGCACGACGACGAGCGGCTGTCCGAGCTGCTGCTGACTGCGTTCGCCGAGGGGCGCACGCGCGACGCCGCGGTGATCGAGGCCGCGATCGACCGGCGGGCCGAGGCCGCCGAGGCGCCGCTGGCCGAGGTCTGGGTCGATCCCGACGAGACCGATGCCGAGCGGGGACGCCGCGAGCGCGAAGACGCGCAGTACGCCGAGATGGCGCGGCTCGTCGAGGAAGAGGGCTACGGCTGGGAGCAGGCTGCGGCCGAAGTGCAGGGCCGCTCGATCGAGTCGATCCGGCGCGAGGCGTACCTTGCCGAGCACCGGTCGGCGAGCGACCGGCGCAGCTTCACCGAGGTCGCCCGCGAGCAGTACAAGCTCTACGTCGCCCGCGCCTACGAGCAGGCCGAGGATGCGACCCGCGGCTACCTCATCACCAACGAGGCCAGAGCCCGCGGGGTGGACCCCGAGTCGCTGTTCTCCGGTCCGCACGCCCGCGCCGAACGATGGGCCTCGGAAGAGCTCAAGCGGTGGTGGGACGAATACGGCAGACTGACGTTCGAGGACTTCGTCGCCGAGATCGAGTCCGGGCGCGGCACCGACGCCGGCCGAGACTACAACCGGTAGGGGGCGCCGTGTCGATGGCGAACGAGCTGATCCGCGCCCGCGCCGCCGGTGTGCGCGCGGCCGAGAACGACGAGCCGCGTTCCTCGTCCCCGTACCGGCCGGACGCGCCGACCGCACGCGAGCGGATGCTGTGGCGCGCCTGGAACTCCGGATACGAGTCGGTGCGGCCGATGCCGATCGACTACAGCAGCTAACCGCACCCGCTGACGACCCGCCCACCGAGGCGGGT